AATAGTCAACGGGAATGTGCAAAGAAACTACAGAAGCACCGATCAGAATACCACGATCATCTTTGATCTTCTGAGCAGTAGTTAGTGCAGTTTCAAGAGTTGCTTCTGATAGGTCAGACGCAGCCAAAAGGTTGGACTGATTACCATCAGAAATGGTTGGATGAGCCGCAGAGAAGAATGCAGCACCGTCACCAATGGTATCAGAGAAACCATTGTTGTAGATGTTTGCAGCTTTCACCTGTTTGGTATTTGCCATTGCCCGTGCAAGACCTTTCGCACGAAGTTTAGCAAACGTATCATACAGGTTATCTTCCATTGCTTCTTCGGTGACAGCAAAGGCAAGAGCCACAGTCTCAGCCGTATAACGGGCCGTGTAGCTTTCCTGTGCGTCATCATAAGAAACAGCAGCACCTTCACCCTTAGTTGGTGCAGTACCGAAACCCGTGAAGAGTACTTCTTCTTCAAAGGCACGATCTGAGTTCTCAATTTCAAAGAGAGGCTCATGCTCATTATTAACCTCTCCATACTCCATTCCAAATACGGCATTAAGACCGGGAAGGAGTTCTTTGCTAATACTAGCTCTATTAATAGCCATGATTAATCCTCCCTATTATGCCGAAGAAGCCGTAGCCGTTACGTAGCGGTCACGGTGCATATTCAACCAGACTTCTACGATTGGATAAGCATCGGAATCCTTTTCATCAGGATACTTAGCTTTACCAACGACTCGTACTTGCTTTTCGGATTCAGCACCACTTGCACCATCAAGGTAATAACTGGATTGACCAGTCGTTGTATTACCAGATGAAGCAGTAGAACTGACAGTTACGTTATAGTTCTTGACAATTGCCAACTCTGCAGCCGACAATGACAAGGATGCTTGAATGTAATAAGTCTGATTAGGATCAGTTATTACAAAGAATTTAATATCCGTGGCACTCGTTCCACCGTTCCAATAACGTGCGAACTTTTGCTCCCCGTTTTCAACATATTGACAACCCATGAAAACACCAGAAGGTTTAAGCGTACCTGCAACATATGGTGAAATAGTTGCAAAGTTAGCTCCCGGCATTACCACTGGATCACCAGTGAAAATGTTGTTGGTGGGTGACTGAGCCTGACCAGTTGAAGTCAACGTGATCATATCGGTTACAGCCTCATTATTATAGTTACCACCTTTTTTACGAGCAGGAATGAAACCACGAAATGCTTTAGTAGTAGACATGTTTCATCTCCTTTTTATGTGGAGGTTAGTCCTGAAAATTAGGAACTCGACCTCTCGTTGTTACTGATTTACTTGTATTGGAGATTGGCATACGAGAGTCAGAGCTTTTCATCAACTGTGCGTTTACTGCATCCATCATATCATTTGCTTTATTCTCGTAAAACTTTCTCCTAGCCTTTACCTTACCTGCTGGCATTTTAGCCAAAGCTAAGTCTCCACGACAGACTGTACCAAGGTATCGGCCTTCTTCCCTTACGAAGGATGTAACAGCCATTTCAGGAACTTCATCAGGAGTTACGAAGACCCATCCTGCTTGTTGTTTCTTACCAACATTCGTGATGTCATCTTGACCTTTTAACGATATACGTATCCAACGAAGGGCCATGCCTTCATTGTCAAAACGTGCTTGTACCATATCTGGTATGGCGAGGGCATCGGGTTCCTCAAAGGTCCATTCTTCTTCTCTTAGATTTTGTTCTCTCAAACTGTCACTACGTAGTTCATTTCGTGTAGTATTCATTGTATTCTCCCACGCTGCTATTTGTAAACATCTGTATACTCGCCTTCAGCTTGATTAACTTTAAGCTTTTCGGCAGCATACGTTTCAAGAGGTATATTCCATTTTTGAGCAAGTCTTAAATCTTCTTGCGAAAGTTTAACTTTGCTCCTAGAAGTCGGAGACGAGCGAGAGCCTCCCGACACCACTTGAGCAGGACTTGACGTATTTTCCTGCACACGTTCTTTATCTTCTCCAAACTTTTGTGGAAAAGAGTTTCTAATTCTTTTATCAACTTCTGTATAAAAGTCTTGATCATTTGGATTATATCCTTCTCCCTTTAGCTCTGCATCTATAGCAAGTGCAGCAGCCGTCATTACATTATCTTTTCCAAACCAATCATTATCAGCCGCCCATTCTTGTGCTTTTGGATCATTAGCTTGTTGCTGTGTTACTTGATGTTGTTGTGCTAATGGTTGCTGCGGTGCTGGTTGTTGTGCTTTTTGTTGATCTTCTCTTTCATACTTTTGTTTTGCCATAGAAACACTTTTTAAATCGCCTTGTGCTTCATTTAACATTTCTTGTGCCTGAAGAACTTTTTCTTTATTTCCTTCATCAAAGGCTTCTAAATATACAGCCCTTGCAAGTTCAATCTTATCTTCTAATTGTTTTTCAGAAGCATTGAGACTTAACTTATTCATCTCAGTAACTTCAGTACTCTTAGTATTTACAGCTTGTTTTAATTGTTCATTTTGCTGTCTAAGTATTTGAATTTCTTCTTCACGGTCTTTACGTTGCTTAACTAATTGCCGTATTCTTTTCTCAGCCCCTTTAGTTTCAATACCTTCTAATTCTGCAGGTTCTTCTTGTTTAGCTTCTACAGTCTCTTCAATTTCATATTCTACTTTAGCTTCCTCTTGGCCTTCTGGGATTTCTACGGTTCCCCAACCGTCATCTTTTGCCATTTTGTCTCTCCGTTGTTTACGATACAAACGATTTACGTAATATAATTATAACATATTATTAGCTATTTCCCAAATTATGTTAAATGAAAACTAGGATCAAGGTCTGTAGGATCATCTACTTTCATTATAATTTGATCATCAAACAATAAAATCATTCTAATATTCTGATAAAATAGTTTAGTTCCAGCATGTTTACCATAACATATATGATCTCCTACATCACACCAATTACCATTGGGAAACTTTTCTTTATCTTTATAAGCTAATTCTCCTAATTTTAATACTCTACCTACAGTAGTTAGATATGCCATATCATCTCTAGTTGAGTCTGGTATAAATATTCCACCTTTTGTTTTACGCTTTACTGATACTGGTCTTACTAACACATGAAACCCCGGTAAATGCGGAAGGGTTATTGGATCTGCTATCTCTGCGCTATCAATCCACTCATCATTTTTTAACGCATTACCCATCTGTACTTGTTGCATATTAGTCCTCGCTATACGTCCTTTTCTTTATAAGAGTTGTTAAATTTTCTCTAGACCATTCTAGACCTTGTATAGAACCTACAAGTTGTCTATAATGAGCATAGTCTTCTGCAGCCCCTTGTCCAAGAGATACTTTTAATCTTTCAATTTCTAAGTTAAACTCTTGAATAACTTCATCCCAAATTTCCATTGGAATTAAAGGGAAGCTTTCCTAGTGCTTTTTTTAGGATTAGGCATTTCATAAGATTCCTTATCCCATTCATTTAGAGAGCTACGCATACTGCGTCCACCCCAAACACCTTGTTTAAATGGATTACCAAAACCTTTAGAATTAACTTTTACATGTTCTGGATAACCCTTACCTTTCTTCATCATTGGTTTTCTCCTTTTTCCTATTTTCACTATCTAATTCTTTCTGACTTTCTACTGCCATTTTAGAAAGTGTTTGTAATGCAATCATTTCTTTGTCTCGTTGATCTAATTGTTTTTCTCTATTTAAATCTTTTAATAACTTGTCTATAGTTTTTCTGCCTTCAGCACTTAACTTCTCTTCTTCTATACCAACCTTGGCAAGAATGTCCATAATTTTTAATTCTTTTTTAGCTTCTCTATCTGCTTCTGCTTTTTCTTTCTTAAACTTATCAGTAGCTCCTGCTTTTAGAATATCAAGTATTTGTTCATTCTCTTCAAGTTCAAGCTTCTTATTCTTTAGTTCCATCTCAGCCGCTTGTACTGCTGTATCTGATTGCAGTTTCTGTTGTTGTAGCTTAACCTTCTCTTGTTCAAGTCCAACAAGCTGTTGTTCTGGAGTAGGTTGTTGTGGCTGTTGATTAGCTTGCATAACTTGTTGTGCAGCTTGTGCCATAGCCATTTCAACTGCACTAGGATCTTGTGCTTGTTCTGGTGGAATCTGTTGCATCATCTGTTCAGTAACACCATTCATTTGCTCTTGATACTTTAATACAGAATGTTCTTGTATATTAGATTGAATTACAGGTGTTATACGTTGCATTATTGGATTAGCACCGTTAGCTGGATCTTGTAAATACATAGTCTTAACCTGTATATGAGCATCATGATTCTGACCGGGAAAAGCAGCAATCGGTAATCCTTTAGTAGCTGCCATAATATCAGATACAGGATCAAGAGGCCGTGCTTCAATTTTAGGCGGTAGTATTTGCTCAAGATTTGGCATATTAGCAGCATGAAGAATTGTTCTATTTAATGCTTCAATGTTAAACATTCCCGGTGGGGATTGCTGTGCCATTTGCAAAGCCATATTTGCCAACATCATACGATGAGCATTAGAAGGAATATTAGGATCAGAGACAGGTACAATATCCACTCGTCCATCAAAGTCTGCTTTAAAAATATTACGATCTTCAAATGGTACTTCATATGGATATTCTTCTGGCAGATAATCATAATCTATCTGTGCCAGTATTTTAAATTCATCTCTTTGTGACTTATGTAATCTTTTATGTATTGCCGTAAAAAATTTACTAGAGGCTTCTAATAAAGCCATCGTTGTTCCAACGGGTCCATAGGAGGCAGCATCAGAGACTATCTGTTCCGTGCTATCTGCAAAACGCTGTCCTGCAGCGGTTACAAATTGTAGCATCTGGTAGAGCGTTTGGGAAGGCTCTTTATAGGGCAGGGGAACTATTGCCCTAGATAAATCAATACCAGTAGCTTCAACCTCCTTGAACTCGCCGGGGGCGATAGGATCGTTGTCTCCAACCATCCGTACTCCTTTAGCCTTAAATCCTCCCGGTAAATTGGCGAACTGCCCTGCATCAATCAGGGAGCGCATTGCTGCGGTTGCCGACATGGTAAGATTACCAAGGAAATGAATTAGGCCCAATCCATAGAATCCAAAGCCCGGTACAAACCTGTAATGAACGAAATGACTTCGTTTCTCTTTGTTTGGATCGTCCTGCTTATAGTTTCTACGAATACTTAAAACTTCTCTTGACTGTTCCTCTACTGTAACAATATAAGGAAGAGGTGTTTCACTATCTTCAATATCAAGATAGCAGTGTTGTTCTAACAATACATATTGTGGATCTGTATCATAAGAAGGAGACAGTCCAAGAATAGTATCCATCTTACTTGCAAAAGGTGTAATACTCAATTGCTCTGGAGATGGTAGTTGCATTTCTTTATATACTCCTGACATCATATCTTTCTGTATTTCTACAGGACTACGATAGATAACATGAGTATACCGATCCGCATTTCGCAGATCAGTTGCATAGTAAGACACATAAAACTGGTCTATAGGAATAAACTCAGAAGAGGGTCTTTTCAATGTTGAATTATAATAAACCTTTTTAAATGCAGAACCTATTAAAGGGAGATGAAAAAGCATTCTTTCAAACTCTTCAAAGTATTCTGGCATCTGTTCTGTAAGCTGATAGTTCATAAAGTTCTGAACTCTATTAGCTTGCATTTCTTTATCAGGTGTTGCCTTACCTAGTATATTAGCTTTTACTGGTCCTAATGGTGGAAACAATTCTTGTGATGCTTTGGATTGAAACTTAACAGCCGACTCAATCAATAAGGGATGTACTGCTGTACATGCTCCTTCAAAAGGTTCAGACCCCTCTTGAAGTTTAAGACCCAATAAATCAAATCCCCGTTCAAACATAGACTCCCATTCAGCACGACTATCTTTATCTGCTGTATAGTTATCAATAACAGTCGAAGCAATGTCACTTAGATCTTCAGGTTCAAGAGTATCTGTAAGATCTCCATACCATTCTATTATTTCTTCTGACCCTTCCATTTCAGCTTGTGCAAAATCAACAATAACTCCACCATCTTCAGGATCAATTTCAATACTAACACCTGATTCTTCTACAGGCATAGGTATAACATTCATACCTGTTTCTGATTCTGCAAATTGATTTCCAATTGAATCGTAGGGATTACGTTCTGTAGCCATTATATATTCATTCCATAAGGATTATTATAATAAGATGTAGTACTTGAAGTATCGTCTGGATCAGGTGCAGGTCTATAACCTAGCCTTCTGTATATTTCATCTGTAGTTATATCAGGATATATTTGTCTCTGTAAAGCAACTAAATATTCATTAGGTTTGGTTGAATAAAAGGGAGCAGTCTTTTGATTTTTAAAATAATCTGCCATGCTAAATTCAAAAGGTTTATCATCTTCTTCTCCAGAAATAACTTGACCACTAGTTTCTCTATAAATCATACCACCTTTATTAAGAGAAATAGTAAATGGATTTTCTTTTTCTTTTACAACTTCTTCAACAGTCTTTCCTTTTCTTTTGGCTTCATCTTCTAGCTCTTTTTTGGCATAAGATCTCATTGATGGAGAATCATAGGGATCTGCTTTAAATTTACCACCACTGAATAGTCCTCCTAAAACTGGTTCATATTCACCAATAGCCATTCTAGTTAAACCGCCTCCCGGTCCTGTTCCTGTTAAGGCTCCCATTACTAAACCTTCTGGTGTTATACTTGTCAGTCCTCTAGCCATATCTGTTACAGCACCAAAGCCTGATTTTATTCCTGAACCTATTTCACCTAAAGCTACTTCAGCAGCATCTGGTCCTGAGTAACTGAAATTACCATCTTTATCTACTCCAACAGTTACATCTAGTCCGTTGTACATTGCATCCATTTCTATCTGATCAGCTTTAGCTCTAGCATTTGCTTCAACATCTAAATCAAGTGCATCAAAATAACCTAAATCAACAAGATCATTATATCCAAGATCAGTTGAACCTCCTATTGTACCATCTGGACCCATTCTACCTGATGTATCTATTTCTAGTTCTCCTGTATCTGGATTAGTAGAAAACTTTGTTCCTGCATCGCTAACAAATCCAGTAAGGTTTCCATAAGAATCAGTTGTTTGAGTAAATGATCTATCAGGATCATATCCTTCAGGTGTTAATGCTTGTTCATTAAAATCAGATATAGTTGGACCTTCAGTAATATCTATCATATCCTGTACTGTTGTTCCTACAGTTCCTACAGGAGTATCATCAGTTGTTTTACCAGCAGCTTTACCTGTGACTGTTGATATATTTGCGTGAGTTCCAGTACCATTATCATCATTTCCACCATCACCACCAAAGCAGCAATGCTGAAGCTCATACTCATTAAAGTAGTTTAGCCACGGCTGTTTAGCTGGACCATCATTCCACATTTGTTTTTTA